GTGTGGAACTAAGAATGTTAGCGCATTACTTATCTCGCTATGATCCTACATTTGGTGACATCCTTTTGAATGGTGATATACACCAAGTCAATGCAGATAAGGTGGGCGTTTCTCGCCGGGCTATAAAAAGTATAATTTATGCTTGGTGTTATGGAGCTGGCGATGAAAAAATTGGCTTTACTTATGACAAGCAACTAAGCCCTGAGAAAGCTAAAAAGAAAGGCAAAGAGATTAGAAAAGCATTTGTGGCAGGTATTCCTGGTATGAATCAACTCCTTTCTAAAATTAAAGAACGGGCTGCTGATGGTCATATTATATCTATTGATGGTCGTGTTATTAAACTACGCAGCCCTCATATGTGTCTGAACTATTTGTTGCAGTCAGGCTCTGCAGTACTAGCTAAACGACAAATGGTCATCGTTCACAATCACATTAAACAACTTGGGTTGAGTGCTTCTCAACTCGCATTTATACATGACGAATTACAATTTGAATGTCCAGAAAACGAAGCAGCGGATTTATCAGCATCCCTGGTACTTAGCGCTGCAGAAGCTGGCGAATACTACAAACTCAGGATCCCAATCGCAGCCGAAGCAAAGATTGGGGCAAGCTGGGCGGAGGTGCACTGATGAAACTACTAATTGATGCTGACTTTATTGTCTATAAATCGTGTGCAGCTTGTGAAAACGAAGCTGACTACGGTAATGACGTTATTGTTGTAACCAGTAAGTTCAGCGATGCATACTACCAAGTAACTAAAGCTTTAAGTAATATCCGCAATAATTTCCTTTGGGATCTACCTGAACCAATCTTGTTTTTTAGTGACTCAAGGAATTTTAGGAAGAAAATTTATCCCGATTATAAGGGTCATCGAAATCGTAAAAAGCCCTGTGGTTACCGCCGCGTAATTAATGCACTTGCAAATGAATATGAAGTCATTACCTATCCTGAACTAGAGGCTGATGATGGCATGGGTATTTATGCAACAGCCAACCCTGGCAACATAGTTGTCAGTCCTGACAAAGACTTACGTCAAATCCCTGGTCGGTTGTACAACATGGACGAAACCATGATGATCACACCGACTGAAGGTGCTAAGTGGCACTTAATTCAGGCAATGGCTGGCGACCAAACTGATGGCTACAGCGGCGTTCCTGGCATTGGAATCAAACGTGCTGTGTCTTTAATGGATGAGCATGGCTACAGCTGGAAGACAGTCGTCAAAGCTTTTGAAGATAAAGACATGACAGAAGACGATGCTCTTATGAATGCACGTCTTGCTCGCATCCTTACATGTACTGATTATGACGAAGAAAAAAAAGCAGTTATCCCTTGGACCCCCGCCGCCGATTACAGAATTGACGATGGAGCAGGAGTTCAAACTGCGGAGGATGGATGACCTACTACCAGCAGCAGACAAAGCAGACATCATCATCTTGTTTATGGCGTTGCAAAAGCAATGTTTTGTTCTTTCTAATTCTCTCTCTAACCTAGTTAAACAATGGCCGATTCTTCACCCACCTACTACACCCGAGGATCAATAGAAGTATGGGATTTCATACGTGATCAAGAATTAAATTATCACTTAGGTAATGTTGTTAAGTATGTGTGCCGAGCCGGTCACAAAGATGCTTCGACGAAAAGGCAAGACCTTAAAAAAGCTATCCACTATCTTACGAATGAATTACAATACACATTGCCGCAGCTTAAGTCTCGCGGACCAGGCGGCAGAGTTTCGGACAGCCTATGGAATCCAGAACTCCACGGTGAGCCGGACTATGCAACGGGATTTGATCGTTGAAGAGTTCAAAGAGTTTATGTATGCAGCTACTGAAGAAGGTTACGAAGCTGAGTTAAAGGAACTAGCTGACCTTGTTTATGTCTGCTTTCAGTATTCAGAAAATATGGAATGGGATCTAGAAGAAGCACTAGATCGTGTACATAAATCAAACCTATCAAAGCTTGGTCTGGATAACAAACCTATCCGCAGGTCCGACGGAAAGATTATGAAAGGACCAAACTATCAACCACCTAATCTAAAAGATCTTGTTAAATGAGTCAATTAATTTCTAGAACTGGACGTGTTCAGGCATGGATGGATGATCCATCAGGCCGTCTCCCCGTGTCGTGCACGGTAATGAACGTTGAAAATGAATTATCAGGCCCCAATGGAATTGAAGCGTCTTGGAAATTTTGCAGCACAGCTTTACGCCTTGGAGCAGGAGTTGCAATCCACTTATCACAACTTGACCCAAGAGACCACAAGAGAAAATCAGGGGTCACTGCGAGTGGTGTTGTATCATTTGGACGAATCTATTCGACTCTTAACCAAACTCTCCGAAGAGGTGGTTTGTGGAAAAATGGTGCCATAGTGTTGCATTTAGACGCTAATAGTGCTGATCTTCAAGACTTCATCGAAGCTCCACGAGATCAACTTCCTTGGGCTAAACGTTGTGTCAACATTACACAAGAATGGTGGGATGCGCTTGACATTGAGATGAAAGCCAAGCTACTTCTCGGAATGAGACGTGGTGATATCTGGCTTGTTAAAGTTAAGTATGATAATGAAGGGCAAAGAATTTTTGGTAATGTATGCCTTGAAGTATTTCTCAAGTCCCGAGGCACTTGTTTACTTCAACATGTGAATTTAGCAGCCTGTGAGTTTGATTCAATCCCTCAAGCTTTTGTTGAAGGTATGCAAGGTTTATGTGACCTGCATCCACACACTGGTGTAGGCAATACCGGAGAGTATCTGCCACCTGAAACCGACCGTCAAGTTGGTCTTGGGATGCTTGGACTTGCAAACCTACTACGACGATACGGAGTGACCTACCAGCAATTTGGTAATGCTCTTGAGTCATATAACAAAGGCGAAGTAAAAGCTTCACCTGCCTACGAGTTGGCTTGTCAACTTGCTACTGGTATCGACCAGGCAGCAACCATCGCTAGGGAACACAATATGGTGCGAGCTTTTGCTATCGCTCCTACAGCGTCTTGCAGCTATCGTTCAAAGGATCTGGATGGTTACACATCAACGCCTGAGATTGCTCCTCCAATTGCACGTACTGTCGATCGTGACAGTGGCACCTTTGGAGTACAGACATACAACTATGGTGAAGTAGAAATTGCATCCGAAGTAGGATGGGATAACTTCATCAAAGTTGCAAATAATATAATGATTTTATTGGATAAGACTGGACTTCTGCACGGTTATTCTCTAAATTGGTGGGCTGATTTAGTCACAATGGATGAGAGTTTCATTGAAGAGTGGCTTGAATCGCCCCAGACTTCCCTTTACTACAGCCTTCAAGTTATGGGCGACGTACAGGATAAGTCAAGCGCGTATGCCGCTTTAGATGAAACTGATGTTAACGATTACTTGGAGCAACTATTAAATGAACCTCAATGTGATTGCCAAGAATGAACCCTTATCAGAAACTATTAAACAGAAAACGAAAATGGACACCAGTACCGATGACTGCTGGTACATGCAAGGAGGGCACGGAGGAGACAATATTCCGTGCGCTTGCCTTAAGGAATTTGGAAGTACCTGTGGGAGATTTTATAACTGATGCACTTTCCAATGAAGTTCCAGACGTGGCACGGGAACTACTCGAATCCAATGTCAGGGACGAGATTAACCACGACTTGGCTCTTGGCTTCGTCGCCAAAGCTTACGGGGTGGATGAGAAAGCTGAAGCTGAAGCGCTACGGTTACGAGATGCTTGGATTTCGCATCCTGATCACACGATCGCAAAAGCAATGGTTGCCGAGCGTTCAATTTTCTTCGTTCTTTTACCATTCTTCCGCGCTAATGGTACAGCTGGTATGCGAACAGTAAGTGCTGACATAAGTAGAGATGAACAAATTCACGTTGCTACCAATAGTCTTGTTTGTCGGGAGTTGGGGCTTGATATCAGTCCTAGTCTTGATAAGCTCCGCCTGGCCACGATTAACTGGGTGATGCAACCACTAGGTGTCAGCACCGATAGAACCTTAAACAAACAAACTTGGTTAGATTCTAGTGACAACCTGATGTATCAGGGTAAAGCCCCAGAACTATCATTTACACGCTCTGCCAGAATGCCTGCCTTCTTTGAACATGATGCAAGAAATCTCCCCCAATACGCTTGAGATCTTTGGAATGGAAGCGCGAGCAGTCCTTCATGAAATGGAGACGATGTACCCACCTATCACCCCTTCTCCTGATGACTCTATTGAAAAGATCATGTACCGCTCTGGTCAACGTTCAGTTGTTGAGTGGTTAATTAACCGGATGGAAACTAATGGCTAAAAAAAAGAACAAAAAAGCACGTAACAAATTATCAAAGCCAAAACAAGTTGCAAGGGCGGTTAAACAAGCCGCTAAAGATGGCGAAGTTACTGGCAAAGAAATTAGGCAAATTTCTAGACGCAGTGTAGGCACTGTTAATTCTAAGACAATAACAAATCTTGTCAAAGACAAGGATGTAAAGGCACCAAAAAAAGTACGCGCACTAGCTAGAAAAGCAAGAGGCCACAGTAATAATAAAGATAAAAATAAGGGTAAGAAATTAAAAGGCATTAATAGCAATACGCCTCCTGATAAGTCAAAGAAAGATAAGCCTAAAGGTAAGCCTAAAGATAATGAATTTGGAACAACTATTAACCCGACCAACGATACGGAGCCAAACAAATTTAAAAAATGGGAACCTGGCGAAGTTGAAGCAGCAGTTAAAAAGAACTGGAACGAACTTAAGAAGCAATATTCTGGACCTAAGCGCTTAAAAATTAATACTAGTAACACTGGATTCCTTAAAAAATATGAAAATGAGAAAGGTAACTTTCAACGCAGTAAATTCTTAAGTGATATTAAAAGTAGTACCTTAGAACGTTACAAGCGCAAAGGTGGTACTGCTGCTTCTTTGGAGAAAGATCCTACTCCTGATTTTGATAAGATACCTACTAAGTATGGAAGGTCATTAGATAATGTTCGTAGCAGCTTGTCTGGAATTAAAAAGAAACCAACTGCAGATTCTGTAGGTTCTAAACTTACAAAATCTTATACACCAAACCCTGCTAAGAAAGTAACACGTAAAAAAAGAGGACTTAATATTCTAGGTATTTCAAACAGTAGCATAACTGCCTCATAACATGACAGCCCAACAACGATACGAAGCTCTCAGTTCTGACCGTAACCAGTTTCTACAATCCGCAATAGATGCATCTAAATTAACCTTACCATATTTGATTAAACAAGATGAGGACAATGGTTCTCATAAAGTGTTAGTCAATCCATATCAAAGCGTAGGAAGTAAAGGAGTTGTGACGCTGGCATCAAAGTTGATGCTTGCGTTACTCCCTCCACAAACAAGCTTTTTTAAGCTACAACTAGATGAAGCTAGTTTCTTGAATGAAGAGATTGATCCTGAAGTTCGTTCTGAACTTGACCTTTCTTTTTCTAAAATTGAACGCACCATGATGGAAGCTATTGCAGCTTCAGACGATCGCGTTGTTGTTCATCAAGCACTAAAGCATTTAGTTGTCAGTGGTAACGCATTGATTTACATGGCAAAGGACAAGCTCAAGTTGTATCCTTTGAATCGGTATGTTGTAGATAGAGATGGCCTCGGTAATGTAATTGAGATTGTAACTAAAGAACGCATCAACAAAAAAATTATTGAAGCACTGGTCCCTGACCTTAAAAGTGTTTACGATAAGACAGATGAAACATACGCTGGTACTGGTCAAACCAATCAGTGCGATGTTTATACACATGTTAAACGTGACAACAATAGATTTATTTGGCACCAAGAGGTGTACGGGAAGATCATTCCTAAGTCTCAAGGTAAGTCACCGCTTGACACTAATCCTTGGCTAGCACTTAGGTTTAATACTGTAGATAATGAAGCCTACGGTAGAGGTAGAGTAGAAGAGTTTATTGGTGATCTTAAATCACTAGATGCTTTATCTCAAGCAATTATTGAAGGCTCAGCTGCAGCTGCTAAAGTTGTATTTGTTGTTTCACCTTCTAGTACAACTAAACCTTCTACTCTTGCCAAGGCAGGTAACGGTGCAATTATACAAGGAAGGCCAGATGATATTGGAGTCATCAATGTTGGTAAGTCAGCTGACTTCAACACTGCTTATCAAATGATCCAAACAATTGAAAAGCGTTTAGCTGAGGCATTCCTTATTCTTCAAGTAAGAAATAGCGAACGTACTACGGCTGAAGAAGTACGGATGACACAGATGGAACTCGAACAGCAATTGGGCGGATTATTCAGCCTACTAACTGTTGACTTCCTTGTTCCTTATCTTAACCGTAAACTTAGTATCTTTCAACGTAATGGAGATATCCCACGTCTACCTGCCAAGCTTGTAAAGCCAACCATTGTTGCTGGTGTCAATGCACTTGGTCGTGGTCAAGACCGTGAGAGTCTAAGTATGTTTATGCAGACCATTGCACAAACAATGGGTCCAGACTCTATTGCTAAGTACATCAACCCTGATGAAGTGATTAAACGTCTTGCAGCTTCACAAGGTATCGACGTACTTAACCTTGTACGTGGTTCTGAAGAGGTACAGCAAGGTGATCAGCAAGCAATGGATCAGCAGAAAGATTTAGAAATAACTAAACAAGCTAGTAAGTTTGCACAAATTGATGGTGCACAACCACAAGGTGGTCAAGCCCCAGAACTACCCCCACAACTTCAACAACAACCTGAATAAAAACACCCATGTCTGAAACACTTTCTATTGACAACACAACACTTGATTCAAGTACATTAAATGCTGACGAACAAGAATCCTTAGCTATTGGCGAAGGGATGGTTGAAGAGCAGCAAGCTCTACTTGCTGGTAAGTATGATTCCCCTGCTGCACTTGAAAAAGCTTACCTAGAGCTACAACAGAAACTAGGTGAGCAAGACGGTGCTGAAGAGTCAGAGGAATATGAAGAGACTGAAGAGTCAGAGGAATATGAAGATGAGGATGAAGAAGTTGGTGAAGGTCTTGACGACGAGGATGTAGCTGCCCTTCAAGATATGGCTGGAGGTGAAGAACAGTATGGCCAGCTACTTGAATGGGCATCAGATAATTTCAGTTCAGAGGAGATTGATTTGTACGATGCTGTTATGGACGGTGGCGATCCAGCTGCCTGCTTCTTTGCTGTACAAACTTTGATGGCACGTTATGCCGACTCTGAAGGTTATGAAGGTGAGCTGCTAACAGGTAAGGGTGCACCTACTGAATCCAAAGGTTTCCGTAGTCAAGCTGAACTAATTGCAGCTATGGCTGATCCACGATATGACAACGATCCTGCTTACAGGCAGGATGTAATTAACACTCTAGAAAATTCTGACATTGATTTCTAATGGCACGTAAAAAGAAAGGCATCACAGCACTCAAGGTGCTACAAGGTTTATCGATCGCTGCAAAAGGTGTAGCAGATTCTGGCGTACTAAAGTCTTTTGCTGAAGGTAACAAAACTAATTTACCTGGAGCTGAAGGTGGTATAACACAAAAGAAAAGGATTAATCAAGTACAGCATTATATTGACAACTAGGTAGATGGTGTAGAGGGGGTTCGATTCCCTCTCCTACTATTGGCATTGGCCCTTACGAGGATACCCTTTGCCGTCTAGACGGTGGGATAGACCACAAAAATTTTCTAAGATCTTAGTCCTGTTTATATTTAATTTACCAATTTAATGGCACAACAAAATTCTACACTGACCACTAACCTTACAAGGGCTGGTCAGTCAAACGCAACGGGAGATGCCCGCGCTCTTTATCTTAAACTCTTCAGTGGAGAGATGTTTAAAGGGTTCCAAAATAATACAATCGCTCGTGATTTGATCATGAAGCGTACACTTAAGAACGGCAAATCTTTGCAGTTCATCTACACTGGCCGTACCAAAAGTGAATTTCATACGCCTGGAAATAGCATTTTAGGTAACTCTGATGGTGCACCTCCGGTCGCTGAAAAGACAATCACATGTGATGATTTGTTGATTAGTTCAGCCTTTGTTTATAATTTAGATGAGGTTCTGTCTTAACATAATGGGACAGAAGTAAAAAAATTGGAAGAATTGCTGGAACCCTAAGTCTTTATAGATATGGCAATCAGCAGCCGAGCCTGTATCGCTTTACAGGAAGGTTCAGAGACTAGATGGTGTGACAAGCGTGTCACGTAATACATCATTAGCATCCAACACTTTAAGTGAAGATATAGTCCGATCCTGCTAGAAATAGTAGAAAAATTGCATTATGATTTGAGGTCTGAGATAAGTCGTAAAATCGGCTATGCTCTCGCAGAAAAATATGACCGTCTTGCATTCCGTGCAGTAGCACGCGGTGCACGTCAAGCATCACCTATTACTAAATCTGGCTTTGTTGAGCCAGGTGGTACTCAGGTTCGCGTTGGTGCAACCACTAACGATTCTGATGCTTTCTCTTCTGCTGGTCTAGTGTCCGCCTTTTACGACGCGGCGGCTGCACTAGACGAAAAGGGTGTAAGTTCTGACGGACGAGTGGGCGTTCTAAACCCACGTCAGTACTACGAATTGATCCAAGCCGTTGGATCTAACGGTCTTGTAAACCGTGATACTCAAGGAACGTCATTGCAAAACGGTAATGGCATCATTGAGATTGCAGGTATCAAGATCTACAAGTCAATGAATATTCCTTTCCTTGGCAAGTACGGCACTGCTTACGGCGGCACTACTGGTGTCACCTCTCCTACCAATGTAGGTTCTTTCGTGGGTGAAACCATGGAAGATGCCTCTGGTGCACAAACCGGTATCAACAACGATTACGGCACAGCTTCTGAAGTTGGCGCTAAGTCTTGCGGACTTATCTTTCAAAAAGAAAGTGCTGGTATTGTTGAAGCCATTGGTCCACAGGTGCAAGTCACCAGTGGAGACGTAAGTGTCGTCTATCAGGGTAAATAACATTGCCCCTCTAATTGGCAACAGTTAGATAAACATCGGATGAATTCAGGGAAACCTAAAGCGAAAGCTATGGCAATCCTGAGCTAAGCCTCTCAAGCGTGAGAGGAAAGTGCATCGACTACATGGTGTGACCCGCTGGTCACGTAATACATGAATAGCGTCCGACATCCTAATGGGATGAAGATATAGTCAGTGCCATCAGAAATGATGGAATAACACGGATGTGATGCTCGGCCGTCTGGCCTGTGGTGCGGATTATCTGAACCCTGCTGCAGCTGTTGAGCTGTATGTAGGCGCTTCTGCTCCTTCTGCATTCTAATTTATCTATACACAAGGGTTCCTTCGGGAGCCCTTTTTTTTTTATTCTTACGAGATCTCTTTATGGCTATTCCTAGTTCTCCAACAACTGATCAACTAACTGCAGTAAATGAGATCCTCATGTCTGTAGGTCAAGCTCCTGTCACTAAACTTGAAAACACCAACCCGGACGTTGCGCTCGCTTTTGAAACACTGACCAATGTGTCGCGTGAAGTGCAGGCTGAAGGCTGGACATTTAATAAAGAATATCACCTTAGTTCTTTTGTTCCTGATACAACTACAAAAGAAATCCTAGTACCTAGTGATGTGTTGCAGGTTGACCTGTCAAACCATCATGCAAACAAAAGCAAAGATGCTGTACAGCGTAAAGGTAAGTTGTACGATCGTCAGAATCATACTTATCAATGGACTGAAACTCCCACTGTAGATGTTGTTTACTTCTACGACTGGGGTGATTTACCTAAACCTATTAGAGACTATGTTGTTGCACGCGCAGCCACAATCTTTTCTAGTCGAATTGTAGGAGACCCTACTCAATACCAACTACTCCAACAGAAGGAACAGTACAACCGAGCCATGGCTATGGAGTACGAATGTAACCAAGGTGATTATTCATACTTTGGTGCACCTGAAGGTGGCGACTTCTATATCAGCTACGAACCTTACAAAGCTCTTTACCGATACTAATGGCAAACATCACTCAACAAATACCAAACTTTCTGGGTGGTGTTTCGACTCAACCTGATAACCAAAAATTACCTAACCAAGTTTCTGAAATTATCAATGGCTATCCAGATCCCACCTTTGGTCTAATTAAACGGCCAGGGTTTAGTTGGATTGCCGACCTTGGATCTGCTACTACTTACGCTACAGGCCATTGGTTTTACTATCGCTACTCAAGCACTGAAGCATATGTAGGTGTCATTAAGTCTCAGACTATCCAGCTGTGGAATACAAACGGAACAGCAGCGACCATGACAAATGGTACAGGGCAAGCCTATCTAAACAATGGGCACAATGATTTTCATGTGGTCTCTAGACAAGATCAGGTCATCATTATTAATAAGACAGTAACTGCTGCTATGTCTTCTAGTACTGTAAGTGGTTCTGTATCTGCAACAGTAGACAGTGTTGCCAATCTTCCAGCTGCTAGTTCTAACAATGCTTCCATCATTAAAGTATCTAATACTTCTGCTGCTGCTGATGACTTCTATGTTCTTTCAGATGGAACAACATGGAATGAAACTGTTAAGCCTGGTGTTCCTGTAGGTTTAAATAATACTACCTTACCGCATAAGTTATCTCGAACAGCTGTTAATGCATTCACCTTTTCAACTATTACATATGACGATAGAGCTGTAGGGGATGCTGTTACTAATCCTGAACCAGGGTTTATTGGGAAAAAAATTAACTATGCTTTCTTTGCTAACAACCGTCTTGGCCTGTTAGCCGGTGATGCTGTGATATTAAGCCAGCCTGCTAAAGGAGAGAACTTTTTTAATTTCTTTGTTAACTCAGCACAAGTACAAACTGATGCAGATCCTATTGACCTGAAGTGTGGAAGCAATAAACCTGTCACTTTGACAGCTGCTTTGCCTGTCACACAAGGTGTAGTTCTATTTAGTCAACAGCAACAATTTATGCTGTTTTCAGATTCAGCTGTGTTAACTCCTACCCTTGCTGTAATTAAATCTATATCTAATTACGAAGTTGATCCCGTTGTTCCCCCTGTAGAAAATGGTACTAGTATCACCTTTATCAATAAGACTACTGACTACTGCCGTGTGTTTGGAATGCAGACACAAGGACAAGGTGCTAGCCCTTTATTTGTTGACTTAGGTAAGACTGTTACTCAATACATACCGCAGACAGTTTCTGCAATGTTCTCTGATACGCAAAACTCTTTCATTGGTTTATATAGTCAGACTAGTAGCAAGATTTATTTTTATAGGTCATACACAGAAGGACAACAGAACATCATGCGTGCATGGTATAGCTGGGATATGCCCGGTAATGTCCAGTTCTTTGTAACAGATACCGATTCTGTTATTTCTGTTGTTAAGGGTAACGGTCAAATGACCTTGGTTACCTCTCAACTAAATGCTTTACCTACTAGCACTACAACTGTTAGTGGTAATTCATCGTTTGATTTTATGGTAGCTCCTACCAGTAAAACATATGATGTAACTACAAAGACTACAAAGTTATTTGTGCCCTTCGAGTTGCTTTCTAATCTGACTCCTGTATGTGTGCAAGACGCTACGTCTGGATCTACAGAGTCTGGTTTATTTCTGACACCAACGACTAGTGCAAGTGGAGGTAATCACTTTATTCTTACAGGTAAAGATTATACTTCTGTTAATTGGAAAGTTGGTTATAAGTTTAACTTTGACATTAAACTACCTAGGATGTTTGTCCGTAATGGTGAACGTGTTGACTATACCGGATATTTAACAGTTGCACGCATGAAGTTCTCTATTGGTTTGTCCGGTGATGTTCAGTTTAAAATTAAACCGAGAGAAGAAACTGAATTTGCAATCACTGGAGACATCTTTAATACTGGCTACTCACCACTAAACCAAGTACCTATTGAAGACAGTAATGTATTTACTGTTCCAATCAATCAACGCAATAACAACTATACCCTTCGTGTATTTAGCGATACACCCTTTATTGTTTCCATGAACTCGGCTATGTGGGAGGGAAATTTTTCTACTAAATTTTATAGGAGAGCCTGATGACTAGTGCATTGAAAAAAATGCGTCAGTTTAATAGAGCTGTAGCGCAAAAACAGTACGAAACTAATTTAAACAATTTCTATTCTCAGGAGTTTCAGAATAAGGTCAAAAAGGATCTTACTGATTCTCAGGCTAAGGATACCTGGAAACGCAATATGCAGATCCGGGACATTCAAGAGAATGCCAAACTTGAGGCTTACGAAAAGTCTGAAAAAACTTTTGTAGATCAACTTGTATTTAATGAAGAAGCTGCAAAGGTTGCACGTGAAGGTGAACAACGTGTATTTCAGGAACGTATTCTCGAAACTGCATTTCAAACTGATGAACTAAACCTTCAATTCGAGCAGCAAGTAACTAAAAGTAAGTTTGACTATGACCAGCAAGATCAGAATATTAAAAATGCTATAACTGATTTTGAGACTAATCAAGCTTTAATTGACCTTCAAACTGATAAGTCAAAAAGTGATGTTAATTTTAGTCTAAAGCAAGCTGATCAAAAAGAAGCTAACGCTAGAGCTGATTCAAACATCAAACAAAACCAAACCCGGATTGAATCTCTACAGGAAACTGGTCAAGTTAGAGCACAAGGTCGTCGTGGCAACTCAGCCGCTAAAGCCTTACAATCAATTACAGCGTTGTCTGGTGTTAACTCAGCTCTGATTGCTGACCAACTTACACGCTCTGAACTTTCTATTAATACAGATAGGGAGATTCTTAAAGCTACATACAATAAGGATACTGAGTCTGGGTTTGCTTTGCGTCAGCAAAAGGTATCAACTAGACAAGCTTCTAACAAGAAAACTCAAACTGTTGATTCTGCAGAAAGAACTAAATCTTTTGTTGCTGAAACATTGGGTATGTCAGAAGAACAGTTTAATATGTCTCGTGAGCAACTAGGTAACTCATTACTTAGTGCAGCTGATACCTATGAAGCTAACCTTAAAAAGGTTAACCGTCAGAAATATGCTGCTGACCTTCAAACATACGCTAATCGTCAACTCAAACCACGAGTTGCTCTTCCGTATCCGAAGCCGTTTGAGTCAGAAATGCCTATTAATATCATGCCACCTCGTCCTATTGAACCCGTTCGAGGCGCTGGTGCAACTGGTCAAGCTACTGGTTCTAGTACTGCAGGCATTATCACTGGTGTTGCCGGAACAGTTGCTAGTGTTGCCGCAGCCTTTGGACCTGCTGGTGCACCTGTAGCTGCTGGCGCTGCAATCGTTGGTGGCATTGCTTCTATATTTAGTTAAGTATTAATTATGTCAAAATTTCGTGGGTACGCCCAAGGTGAGGGCTTTGAACCAATTAAAGCACCTGACACTTCACAACGAATTCTAAATCGAGCTGACGATACTATACGTGGTATCAGGGAAGTTCGAGATGCAGATATTGCTAATACTGCCGCTTATCTTAATTCTTTCAATGAAAAGATGGAGGCTGAGCGGGAAAGTTTTAGTAACTATTCCAAACTGCTACAACTAAACGATAAGACCAAAAGAGATGCTGTTGAAATACGTGCACAGCAAAATGCTGAACGTCAGCAACAATTAGGAGCTAACCGTGCAGGTATTTATAAAGCAGTAGCTGGTCTAAGTGCTCAGGCTGCCGGGATGATTTCTAAGTACAGAGAGGATAAGTACCAATCTGATTACGACGAACATCTTTATCGGTTGTACACACAAGGACCATCTGAGCATAGCGATGCTGCTGGATACATTGCTGATAAGCACACGATGTATAACCTGCAGATGACTGACATCAGTCGTCTTGGTGGTGCTGCTGCTGCTGAAGCTAACGGTTCTAGTCCTATACAGACTGCTGAATTGCGTGCGCAAGCACATGGTCTTAATACAGCTGAGCTGCACGCACAAGCTGATTACATGGCACAACGGTGGCCGATGTTTTTACAGCAGTCCTTTATGAATGATAAAGAGACTCAAGTAAAACTTTATGGTCCTAATGGTACATTTCGTACTGGCACTCCTAGTGAGGCACATTCAAGTAAAGATAAAGCACTTGTAGCGCAACAGCTATTAAAAAAGCATATCCAAGATAATGGCTTTTATGGTAAGAGCCCTGCTTTTTTGACTGATGCTTTGACTACAATGTCTCAAGGTACTAATCAGATTGTTGCTTCTGTAATGACTGATGAAGTGAACCTTCAACGTCAACAGCAGATTGATAAAGTAGAAACTATATTTCGTAGTAGCGATGGTAATGCTGCTCAGCGTTTTCATTTTGCTTATAACTATATTTCTAATATTCATCCAGGTCAGCAGTCGGCTGCTAGAGAAAGGTTGTTTCAAATTATGCATGATCAACGCCAAGTTATTAATGGTGTTGTTGTAGGTATGAGTGACGACGAAGTTTCTGAAATTATGAATTCTTCTTTTTCTCATCAGCCTGATAAATCTCTTGCACAACTATTCCCTGGTGAATTGATAAAACTTACTGAAGCAAGGCGAGGAACTAGGGAGCAACTCCATACAGCTGAAGTTACTCAGCGCAGACATGCTATTGAAAAAGATCTAATTAATTTAAAAAATACCGTTAAAGA